CTGCCCGCGACGATGTTCTGTCGCCAGTCGTCTTCGGCCTGGTTGCGAGCGTCGAGGATTTGACCGGCGGCTTGCCGGGCAGCATTGATGCGCATCTGCTCCTGGGCAGCCAATAGGGCGCCGCTCCGCCCCCCGCCGCCGGCCCCGAACTGGGCCCGCAAGTCTGCGTTTCCGTTGCCGATCTGACCCTGCAAAAGCTCTTCGATCAACGCTTGCTCTTCGCTGATGTCGATGTCGGGATCGTTGTTGATGAGCGGGTCCCAAGCTTCGGGACCCGCAGCAGGGGGAGCAGCTGCAGGAGAAGGGATGACTCCCGACGCCGTATCGAACCGAGGGTTGCCTCCCGTAGCGTTGGAGGTGGCGGTGGGATTCGGATTCGGAGGTGGAGGCGTGTTCCCGCCCGGAGGGGCGTTGCTAATCCTAGACTTACCGCCGGGCGGGGGCGTGTCCCTGCGTGCGGCATCCTGCGCAGCCCGCACTCGGGTGTTGGTCGCCGGTACAACCGGCGCCACCTCATTTCCCTCCGGCTTCATCAGGTCTTCGTCGTCCTTCATGCGGTAGGGCGCTTGACTGGGCCGGGTTAGCTGGCGTTTCGGTGGCATGAACATTGGGGTACCCCTTAGCGGTCGTTGAACAGTACCAGATACGCGAAGTTCACGGCGTCCGTACCCGTGGTCCGGTCGATCCGAGCGTAGTTGTCATCCGTCGGGTCGTCCGGGTCCGTGACGCCCTGAGTTGTGGCCCCAGCTTGGGGGGTTACGGACGTCGTCAGGTTTGTCGCACCCGTCCCGGTGAGCGCGGTTGAGATGAGATTTGCTGCGTTGGCGGTGTTGCGCAACGAGAACGTGACCGCAGAGGTTACTGCACACACCAATCCGCCAAAAAGATGAGTGTAGCGCCGCCCCGACGCTGGGACGCGGGTGTCCCGCAAGTTGGCAGTGAGGGCGCCCCCCGCACCGTAGTGTCGTCGGGTAACCACCTGCATGGACCTACTGAGATTCTCAACGCCGTTTAGCGCTGAAATCCGAGCCGAGGCGTCCGAAACGATGGTGTTGAGATCGGTGTTGCTGGTCAACAGCCCCGACCGGGGGAGGGAGGCTTGGTAGTCTTCGAGATCGAACGGCGTGGTGTCCATACGACTAGTCCGGATGTGCACAACCGCCTTACAAGCAGTCAGAGTCCAGGCGCCGGCTCCCGTTACGTCTAGGAGAGCTACCAGAGAGTTGTTAGCCCCCACAGAAACAACGTTAGAAGAAGACCCGACGAATCGTTGTCCAATAGCCGTTACCGGGACGGTAACAACTGTCCCTTGGCCTCCGACTATGTCATTAACCAAAAGCGAGAATGTATTTCCAGAAGCAGTAGAGACGACCACCATCTCAATACCGACAATATCATACCCCCACGGGGCGGGAATGATGTAAAACCGAGAGTCGATGGGATCGACAGAACTTAGCGTTGTAAAATCCAGTACATAACTGCTGTAAGTGTATCTGCGGTCCCGCAAATCCTGGATGTCCCTCGCAACAGAACGCAAGTTCTCCAAAATGAACCGCGGGGCCAGGTTCTCCCCAGTCTTCCACCGGTAAAGCCCATGAGGTCTCATCGTCGCCACCTCGGCCGCAGCACCATTGTTCCGACCGACCGCGTGATTGCGGATGCGGATGTGAACGTCATCCGGAGCTGATACCGGACGCCCCGCGCCAAGTACAACACCGGGCCAGACCGCCCCGTATCTGTAAAGTCAGTACGCGTAGCAACTACCTCAGCGACACCTGAGGTCGTGGCGGCGACTGACCATGTTTGCCCCAAGGTGTAGACGGCGGAAGTCGTGAACGAACCGTCCACCTCCACTACGATGGAGGACAAAGCCAAGGTGCATGAGCGGGGCGTGGCGTCTGGGTTCCACAACGACAATGCGAGCGTTACCAACTGCATGTCATCTTGAGGGACGAACTCGAGAGTACGAGTGCTTGTGTCAGTGACGTCCAAGCCCCCAAGGACGTCTAACTCTAGTGAGACGTCATGACCGACACTGGACGTGTCGGTCGCTGTAACCAAATCCGTAACCAGCTGGTCAAAGTCGGTATTGATGCTGGCGGCCGTAATCGTGCCGGATGGGATGGTCATTGGTTTGGCCTCTTCTTGCCCGGGCCTTTGGTCGTCACGGTCGCGGCGCCGCCCACGCGGGCGAGGCTGTCCTGAACCGCGATCGTAACTGCGATTCGATCCAGACGTTCGGCAAACATAAACTGCCGTGACCGTACGCGACCCTCATAATAGATGGCGGTTCCCCACGCGTCGGTCCCAATGACAGGCGATTGCTGCGGCAGCACGCCACTAGCTTTACCTGTATCGTTCACAGCCACATAGCTGTTGGTGTAGGCGTCAGTTGTAAAGTCGACGTACCGCACGACCGTGGAGTAATCGGGCGGAATGTCGACGTGACTGAACCAGGTTGCGAGGACTTCGACCACGCCCGTGTCCTGATTGCCACTGAGACGTAGTACATTGGACCCAAGCGCATCAACGTACATTTCCGTACCGTCTTGCTCCAAGAGCACGCCGGCAACCCCAAACGAGGCGTTGTTGATGTACCACCATCCCGCAGTATTTGTGGCTGTGTCCTCCATGTAAGTGTAAAGGCCGATTGAGATGATCGGGCCTTTCTCGCCCTCGAGCAGCCGCCCCTCGCGCAAATCTGGAAAAATCATGGCAGGCGTCAAGTCTGCCGACACCGGGCCGCGGTCAGGGCTCTCGTTGATGATGGTTTCGGCAGCGCCTTCTTGATCGATGCGGCGGTACCCTCGAGCCGTCAATCCAAGCAGACGGCCGCGGACGTTGGCCACGTTGTTGTATGACGCACAGCAGTAATCCGTCAGCTTAGACCACTGGGTGACATTAACGATGTCACCCGATGCTGCGGCAGCTTGAGGAAGCGCCCATACCCCCGTCGTCGTGGCAAGCACCAGCGCTCCGCCTGCACTGACGGTAAGGCCAAAGACATTCCCCCCGGGACTCGCGGCAACGTTGAAGGCTTTGAAGGTCTGTGGCGTGCCGCCCGAGGAAAAGTACAGTGTGTTGGAGTCCGCAACGATGGCGCGGTCCGCCCATGCCACGCAGATTCCCCTCGGGATGTCCAAGGGGACAGCATCGCTCCCATCCGAAACCGGGGTCGCTAGCACTAGACCCGATCCGACGATGCCCCACACTGAAGGGAAGTCCGGCGACGCAATGAGGATTTGATCCCCGATCACTGCGTACGAGGCTGCCCTACAGGGAACCGTAGAGCCTGTATCGTAGTCCTCAACCTCATTGAAGTCTTCATCGTACACAACCACACGGGTGGTTGTGGCCGTAAGAACTACGTAGTGCCAAGTTTCACCTGTGCGGCTATTTTGCACAGAAAACGCGGCTCCGATGGATGAAAACGGAATCGCAGCTGCTCGATGCAGCCCGGGGCGGACCACCATCTCTCCGCTTGGGTTCGTCCACACATTTCGCTTCTGAAACTTGGTGAGGTCTAGTGGGATTCTCATAGGTGGTTGCTCGCTACGGTGTCGCCGCCCGCCGCCGTGATTGTATTGCCGTTGCGATGGTTGCCAACAATCGTAGCAGTCCCTGCGCCCGCTGACGTGTCGACGTTCCCAAAGAACGTATTACCTGTAAGGAGAATACCCGCAGCCCCTGTATTCGCCAGTAGGCCCCCGAGGGAGCATCCGGTGATATGGAAGGTGCCTCCGGCGATCAGTGAGAGCGGGGTAAGGCCCATGTTACAGGCTAACACCCACACATTCGAACAGGTGTTGAACGCGGAGTTGGCACTAGCCGACATTGTTTGCACGTTTCGAAAGGCCACGTTATCTCCGCCCGTGACCTGAAACGCTTTCTGGCTGCCTTGAAGACGGCAGTTGTCCATCAAGAAGGACGAACCAGACCCCAGGCATTGAAACGGAATCGTGACAGACGCATCCCCAAGCGCCATGTCTCGCACCGTCAGTGCCTCAACAAGGACACCGGTCGGTACGGTCAACAGAGATGTAAGGGAGTACCCCGAAGCTGTAAACAATCCGTAGGATCTGCTCGTAGCCCTGAGTACGACACCTGAGTGCGCTGCCCTCAAAGTTACGGGGGCGGTCAGGTGCACGCTTGCAGTCAAGACGATGGTGCGACCCACGCCTTTGAGGGCGATGGCGTCGAGCGCATTTCGGAGTTCCCGCTCGTTCGACACGTAGCGTTCGAAGAGCTGCCCACCGGAGTCCTGTACTTGTTGCCATCGGAGGGCCATCACCACACCCGGCAGACAAGAATCTGCTTCAGCGAGCGGTTCCAAGCCCACACGATGTAAGTCGAGTACCACTTGGGGGTACTCGGAAAGGGGCGCGCGCCGGGGATCTTGTTGATGGTCATGACCGAGCCGGCCAGCTGTTGCTCGAGGGCTAGGAGGTCCTCCCGCTTCTCGAAATCCTTGGTGGTGGCCATCAACGCGGCTCGGACGCACACCCAGTGATCGAAAGTGTCCCAGCTATTTGCGCCCGTTGCTCCCACCCCCACCAGAGGGTGGGCGGAGTTTGTGGGCAAGGTGTAACCACGGGTATACCGGACCTGCAACGTCCGCGTGACCGTGTCGGGAACCATGCGGTTTTCGATGGCTACGGTGCGGATGGGAAAATACCGAGTCCCAACCAACGCTGAGATCCCTCGGATGGAAATGGGAAGTTTGGTCGACATGTCGACCACGCCGCTGGTCGACGTCAGAGACTCCACCAAGTCGAAGCGGTCCCCTCCGCCCGATGCGTAGTCGTCCAGGGTCTGGACGAGCCCAAGCGAAAGCGCGCGGTCGACTTGGGTAGTCGACCAGCGCGTCCCGTCGTCATCAAGATGGTCGAGGAAGGTGGCCCGAGCATCAGCGAGCGTCAGGACCACACGTCACCTCGAAAAGTACAGCCGCCCCTTGTCCGCTGAGCGGATGTCCGAAGCCAGCTCGTGTTGGATGTCTTGGAGACGGGCCTTCTTCTGCGCCGCTCTCCGCATTGCGGCTAACTCTTGCCGATGCCACCCGCTCCGCTCCTGTCTCCCGAGGCGGTTGCGCAGCACGTTGCGCCATGGGTAGGTTGGAGAGAGCTTGCACACGTCCCGATGGACGTGTGCAATGTAGCTCAACCCTTGCACGACTGGAAGCAGGGTAGGGACGTCCTCTCCAACAAGGACGTCCCCAAAGGAGGAGCGCATCGCGAACAATCCCCAACGCGGCCCAAGACGAGAAAGCTGCCGAGCGATTTCCGCGTCAGAGATGGTGCGCATGCGGTCAACCTCAGTCGGTCAGGGCGGAGAAGCGGCCGGTTCCGTTACGGCGAAGAACGCGCAGGTTGAACATACCAAGCACTTGCACATCGTACGTCAGGGTCGTGTCCGAGATAAGCGCTGCGCCCCATCCCATGCTGCCCTTTTTGCCGCCATCAAGCTCGGGTTCGAAATCCTGGAACTCGTGGAGGAGAACGTCTTTGTCGTTGAACATGAAGACATCGGTGTCATCAACGTTCTCGTCGCAGATCCAGGGGATGCCTTCCAACTCGAAAGCAGCGCCCCCGACGGCATCCATCTTACCGGTCGTGAACCGGCGGTTGTTGATGAGCAGGTTCGAATACCTCTCCTCATTCAATCGATTCGAAACGATGTGCGTCGGCTTCCGACCACGCTTACGGGCCATTGCCGTGATCATTCGGCGAAGGCTGGTCGTCTGCAAAGTCGTGGTCGTGCTGTCGAGGATGCCGGCCCAGTCTCGAGCGGTGTGAACGACGCTGTAGAGTGAAGCCGCTGCCGTGACGTCCGAGAGCGACACCATCGGGTTGCCGCGCGCGCCACGGAGATACAGCGTGTAGGTCGTGAGCCACTGTGTGAGGTTTCCGCCGGCGTTGGTTCCCACGAAGGTCACGACGGGGTTCGAGCCGTCGAGCGGCGCCGTGATGGCCGCGACCACCAGGGTGTCTGCGCCTTGGCCCTCGATGGGCGACGCACCGTTCCACACCTCGAAGCCCATGCCGATGCGGAGACCCGCTGCGGACGTGACCGAGAACGTCGTCGACGCGGCGTTCACGGTCGCCGTGGGAGAACCGAGCGACTGCACGAACACCGAGCGACCGAGCTGGCGGCCGAGCGTCGAGCCACAGGTTTCCATCTGCTCGTTCACCAGGTTGATGCCGTCCTGGAGGGACGACGCCAACTTGGCTGCGACGCGGGGGATTTCCACGCGAGCGAAGAACGGAATCGGGAGGTACGTCCCCTGGACAGGCTGGATGCTGCCGCCGGCGGGAAGCGTGCCGCCGTCCGAGAGGATCGAGGTCGAGGACAGCTCGCCGCCCTTGATGTTCACGACACCGAGCTTGTCTTTGATCTTCTTGCGCTTGATGACCCCTTCACCAACGAAGGGGCACTCCATGTTGACTTGCTCGTTGACGACGGAGTTGGTGTAGCGACCGACCAGCGAGGAGATTTGCGAGACCGTGATGGGCATTTCAGCCGCCTTCCAGTGACAGGAGGAAAGACTCTTGAGCTTCCAAGGAGTGGCCGCTCTTGAGACCAGTGCTGTTGCGACCAGGCCGAATCGTCTTCGGCGCGGCCCGGTTTCCCTCGACCTGTGCTTTCACGGGGTCAGCTTGAACCCCTCCGGCCACGGCGCGGGCAAGATTTGCGGCCACCTGGGCCATGGTGTACTTGCGGCCAGCCTGCATGCTGAACGCGTAGGCTTCCAAGATTTCGGACCGTTGGATGCCCTTGAACTGTTTGGTGAGGCCTTCAGCCTCGTTGTAGAACTTGTCAGCAAGGTCGTTCTGGGCCCGTTGCTGGGCGGTGACGGCGCGCTCCTCTTGGAGCTTCTTGTGGCCCAGCTCTTCGATCTTCTTCGTCTGCTCTTGCAGCTGGACGTCGAAGAGCTTCGCGTCTCGGGGGTCCAGTTGGTAGCCGGTCTCCTGGAGCACGCGGGCCAGGAGCTGCTGACGCGCCATTGCGTCAGCTTTCCACTGGTGGCCGAGGATGAGAGCTAGACGGCGTTCCGCTTCAGCAGCCTCAGCGCGCTTATCGGCTTGGTCGCGCTGGGCGCGAATGCGCTGGAACCGGGTCGGCTTCTTCGGCTCCTCTTCAGTAGGCTTTGCGACCGCTTCTTCAGCAGCCTCTTCACCTTCATCCGATTCTGCCTCTTCACCGAAGTCCACGGGTGCGGGCGTCTCGGCCGCTTCCGCTTGGACTTCCTCTCCACTTTCCGTGGACTCCAACCCTTCCAGAAGCGCGGCCATCTCGTCTAAACGAGACACCGACGCATCGGGAGCGGGCGTGGAATCCAGTGCAGCGGTAGGAATGTCAACCATTGTTCATCCTCAGGCGTACTTCTTGCCGGTACGCTCAAACTCGTCCAACCCGCCTGCCACGTATTCGATGATGAATCGGTCAGTGGCCGCGATTGCGACGTTGTTGTACAGGACCGCCACATTGACGGACCCGTCAGCCGGAAACACTACTGTCGAAGCTTGAAGCACTGAGCCTGCCCGGAGGGAGCCGGTTGTTGCAATGGCGCCCGCAGCGCCCGCAGTTGCACCCGCGTTCGCATCTGGCGTGCCTGAGACGATCTTCTCCATGAACTTGACCGACTTCACCGACTGAAAGGGCACCCTCAATCCGATGCGGGTTCCGTCAAACCCGAGGGACAGGATGTCCGACGTGGTGTTGTTGGAAATCGCAGTGATACTCGCCGAGGTGATCTCATCGATTACGATCGTACCTGCAACCGTCTTGATGCTCGTGTCGGTCGAGGTAGCCGTGATGTCTTGGACAACCCGCTTACCAAAGCGGCGACCGATGATGCGAACCGTCACGACCAAAGCGCTTCCGAAGGAAGCGTCTGTGATGGAGAGGGTCGGAAGGCGCCCGTACCGTACAGGCGCTGCCGTGGCGATTGCGGACAAGAAGCATGCCGTTCCAGCCGTGGCAGCTGAAATCGACTGGTTTCCTTGTGCCCCGCCCGCGGTGGCCGCCGAGAAGTAGTCTACGTCCGCGGCCAACGGCAGGATAATGTCATCCCGCTCAAAGCGCTGGAAGGCACCGGGGCTGAGGTTCGAAGTAACGATTCCGAGGGGCATGGTGCTCTCCAGCTAAGACCGCGGGGCATGCCCGGGGTCGGGGTTTATCAGGCAGTGACGGCAGCCGTCAGATCTTGAACCTGCTCACACGTGAAGCGGAGACGCTTCACGGTGAAGGTTGTGGAGCCAACGTTCACCGTGAGGGTGAGGACGTCTCCGCGTGCGAGACGCAGATACCCTGTACCTGACATCGTCGGCACAGCAACCGCTGTGCCGGGCTGCGTGAACACAGCCCGTGCGCCGGGGGACACGTTCGCGGCAGCAGCCACCGCTGCCCCATTCTTGAAGACTTCGAGGGTGATGACCTGACTATTGACCGGCGTGATTTCGCTGAGCGCGAAGGCAACGCGGTACAAACCAGCGCGGGCAATCGTGAAGCTTCCAGCCGTAGGCGCAATCGTCAGACCGAAGTTGGGCCCGGCAAGCGTCAAGGTCGCGTGAGCGATAGCGGTGGTAGCCGTAATCGCGAGGGCCACGCCCGTGTCGTCGTTGATGTAAATCTCGCCGCAGTGCGGCTCGCAGTTCAGACCGGGATAAGCGAGGCCTGCATCAGCGTTTACTCGGACCTGCATGTTTTCTCTCCAGGACGAGGACCTTGTCGGGTCCGAGGTAGACGATCAGCGGGGGAGGCGGTTCTGGGCGGCGTCGACTGCCGTTTCGAGCGCCTCGACTGCGGCGTCGTCGACCTTGTTCGGCGTCTTTGCAGCGGCAACACGCGCATTCTTCAGCATTGCACGAAGGAAGGTGAAAAGGAATGTCAGCGCCACACCGGTCGCAATGCCCGTGAGGATCCCCGTGCTCGACGGGTTCAGTGACGCCAGGATGTCGAGTGCGGATTTCACGTGGTCTCCTCTTTGGGTATGCGGCAGAAACAGACGATACGGGGGTCTGAGATTTCGTGTGAAGCCTTTGCGACGCAATCACCGAGGTTGCCTTCTACCGTCCGAACGGAACCTTGGCACACTTCAACAACGATGCCAACATGCCGACCCCGACCCGCGTCGCTTTTCCCGCGGGTCTTGAAGAACACGATGTCGCCCATTTGTGGGTCCTTGACCTCCCATCCGCGGGTCTTCATCTCTTTCTCGAAGTAAGCGACAGACGCCATCTCGTACCGATTCCAGGGAATGCGGAAGCTTGCCATCTCCAGGCAGAATCGGATGAATCGCGCGCACCATGGGAGGGGCAGTTCCCCCTTCAGAGAGTAGCGCTCGAACGGAGTCCCCTTGTTTGGGCCTCCCGCCTCCTTAACGCCTACTTGAGAGCGAGCCACGTCGACCAAACGATGAGGTGTACTCATTTGCGGTCCTGTCTAAAGTCCTGCCTTATCTGGTCCAACTCTCGTTGGATGCAGTCGAAGCCCGTCTCGATCGTGCTCTGGAGGGCCTTAAGGTCGGAGGCGTGAAGCGCCTCTAGAACAGCTAGCCGCTTGTCCAAGCCGAAAAACACCTTCGCCCCCGTCAGAATCGTCCCTAACAGGGAGAAGAGCGACACCACAACTCCAACAATCTCCAACATAAGCCACCTCAACGAAGGGGAAGGACCGGCCCACGAGCATAAAGCTCGGCCATTTGAGCATTTGTGAGCAGCACGGTCCAGAAGGCCGGGTTCCGTAAGAAGGCGCTGCGCAGACGCGGCAAACCGAAGGAAGCGCTGGCAAACACCAGCGGCTCGGAGGAGGGGGCTCCGCCACCCGATACATTCACCCAGTTCGCCCCGTTCACGGAAACCTGCGTTGCGCCGGCCGATATTCGCAGACCTACCAAAACCCATTGAGCCGTGGGACCGGTCGCGATAGACGGAGCCGAATCAAAAAACCCTATATCGAAGACGCCGGCACCAGAAACGTTGAACTCGTAGACGTGCGACGCAAACTCAGCGATCTGGATGAGGGCACCGTTCGAGTTTGGCTCGTCGATGAAGAGCCAGCCCGCGGCAGTTGGGGTTCCCCCAAAACCAGCGATGTTCGTCGCAGACGCCAGCTGGGCTGCCGCGGTGGCGGAGAACCGCAACGCAGGTCCGGCACTCGACGATGCAACGGTTAGACCGGTGCCGGTAACCACCAGTGGGGAGCCGCCCACCGCGCCGGTGTCTGCGACCTGACCCCCCGATATTGCTACCGTTGGCCAGTAGTGGTCGGGGGCGGGGGAAAAGGCATGAAAGGAGGGGCCCGAAGGCCCAACCCCCGTCTGATGCCCAAGACCGTGCCCCCGGTCGCCGATTGCAGCGCCCGTAAGCAGCAGTGCGGCAATCGGAAACAGAGTAGGTTTCACGGTGCAGAGGTCGCCGCAAGGAAAGTGTTGATCTGAGCGCGCGTTGCTGAGCGGATGAGGGGGGTCTCAGGGATGGGGTCGATAGTGAGACCGGCAGCGAGCGCCTCACTCTGAGCCTGCGCCGTCAGCGAACGCGCCCGCATCACCGTCACGACACAAGGGCTGTTCGGCGTGTTGTCGCAAGTGACAGTGAAGGATGCGACACGTGGGTTACCGAAAGCATCCGGAAACGTCGCGTAGGCGGCATAGGCGGCGCCTGCGAACAAACTGGCTACGAGGACTGCGAGAGATAGGGCCTTCTTCACGGTATCTCCTAGTTGTCGGAAGTGGACACACCCACGAAAAGGTCATTGGCCATATCCGCGTAATGGATGCGGTAGGAGTCGTTGACATCCAACCCTGTCGTCGTGGCGAAGGTCGGCCCGGCATGGACGTTGGCAGCAGCTGGAAACGTGATGGTCCCACCCGCGTTCGAAACCACCACAATCTCAACCTCGCTACCAAGGATAGCCCCTGTTTCCGAAATCGTAACAATGCAGCCGGCCACATCGGTATTCGTGACGTAAACGACGCTCGATGTAGGCGTCAACGTCAGGCCCCCGAGCACTCCGCCCGCGCCTGCGTTGTCGACGCAGGCCGCAGACTGCCTGCGAGCAGTCGCTTGCAGCCCCTCGCCGTACACCCCCCACATCAGAACCTTCGAGCCACCTGCTGCAGTCGCCAGCGTGTCGCCGACTCCGCCGATCAGAGTAGTCGCGGTCTTGTCGGCCGTAGACCCGATGAGCGCGTTGCCGAGCGTGTCGTTGCCGAGAAGAATCGCACCCTGGTTGCCGCTCGACGACATGGCAAAAGCCGATGTCAGGTCAAAGATTGCGATCTGCGACGAACTACCCCGCTCCATTACGATCTGATTGGTCGAACCCGAGCGGAGAGCAAGGAGCCCCGAGCCGTTGGGAAGCAGGCGCAAGTCTTCATTGGTACCGGTCGTAATGTCATTCGTCACGCCGCTAACAACGATACCCTTACCGGCCACGATCGTTCCGGTGCCGTTCGGCGTGAGAGTCAAGCTCTCATCCGTGCCGGTTGTGATGTCTGTCGTCACACCGCTGTATACAGTACCGCCGGTCATCGTACAGCCCGTAAGGGCGCAGTAAAGGAGGTCCGCAGCAGCCTGTGTGAGACCCCCGCCTCCGGAGCCGCCGTCGCGGCCGATGGCCGCGGCGTAGGCTCGGTCTAGGGCTACAAAGACACTAAGACACAGGAAGACTACGAGTAGTTTTTTGCTCATGATCAATAGCCGCTCATGACGACAAGGTTTACACTGGACCCTGCGCGGCAATACACCACCGGGTTGCTGTCAACCGGGAACGCAGCGCCGTCACATGCGGCTGTGTCCGTGCAGATGGGGTAGCCCTTGGTCGTGTCAGTCGTGACATCCGACCCACCGAGGTACACTGGTGTGGCCGACAAGTTTAGGAACCGCATCGCCTTCGCGCTCGCCACGCCGGCGGACGGCTTGATGACCAACGCGGCCGTGCCACACGTGAACCGGAACGACCGAATGGACGCCAGTGGATCAGATAGCCCGTGCGCCGGCAATGCGGCGACAAACAGCATAATAACCGCGACGGCCCCCACAACCCAAGCGAACGCAACCGTCCCAAGAAACATCTCGAAGAGGGAAATCTTCCTCATTGCAAAACCGGTCCTTCTCCCGCAGCGGGTTGCATTGCGCTCTGCGCGGGTTGGAGTTTCTGACGGTACTCTTGCATCAGAGCCATGAGATTCGGCAGACCAGGGTTGCCTCGATTTGCATTTGCGATACCTGACAACTCTTCAACAGCTATCTGAGGATCTGCTTCCTGGTCTGCCTTCTCCGGCTGGCCCTGCAGGGCCGCCTGCGCCTGCGCTCGAACGATGTCGCGACTGGCACGGGCAAACGCCGTGTCCTTGACGCCCGTCCGGGCGGTCTCCGCCATCGAGGGGTCCATGTTCCCGGCGGTGACCTGGTCCTGAGCCCCTTGAGCAGTCTCCGCCCGCATTTGAGACCGGCTTGAACCAGACTCGAGCTTCACATCGATACCGTACATGTCGGCACCGATGAACTGTTGCGAGGCAGCGAGCCCCTGATCGCCAGCAATCTGCGCCAGCCGCGGCGCCTTGACGTACTGCTGGTAGAGCTTAAGCACCTGTCGTGCCAACCGAATGATGGCTTTGTTGTGCGACCGTGAAGCCCCGGCCATCTTCATTGAGTCGAGCTTGTTCAGGTAGGCGATGCTCTTCGCCGAAGTCCCGGACTTCACGTTCTCCGCACCGGAGAGCAGCTCGTTCAGCCCGTACACCGTGTAGAGAGCCTGCTGGTTGTCCTCGAGCGACTGCACCAGCACGATGCTGCGTGGCGGAGGCTCGAGATACCGAACCGCCTGCGCCAGCTGTGGATCATCGACAGGCAGCATCTGATTGCCATTCTCCCATGCCTCGATGACCGAGGACGGAGCAATCAGCTTCTGAGAGGCGATCTGCTGGGATTGGACGTCGAGTGCAGCGACGTTTTTGTTGATTGCTCGCTGGATGATCGTCGCATCATCAACGTGAGTCGATCCAAAAGGTGAGTTGCGCCTAGCGCCACACTTCCAAACCGCCAACGGTAGCTCTTGATGCTCGTACGGAAACGCTTGGGCAGAGATAGGCTGATTACCAACTTGAACCGCATAGAGACCTTTCGGGAATCGGGGGCCGGGGCGAAACCAAATCTCGATGATTTCGCAACCCTCTCGCCGCTCGCCCCAGTTGTCTGTGTAGGTCTGAGGCTCGGCATCCTCGGGATTCAGGCCCGCAGCTTCGAAAAGCGCCTTAGCCTCGAACCTGTCCGCCATCCGGCGGAAGAAGCACCAGGTGGCGTCCTCGATGTGTTCGGATCCATCGGTGCCGTAGTCGAACACCGAGACGACCTGGAGCGCCACATCACCCAGCGGTTCGCCTTGGCCCTCAAGCACGGGTTCGCCTGAGGGCGAGTACATCGGCAATCCGGTGGCCTCATCGTAGACCGGCACACCGGGTGACGGCGGACCCCTCAATGGGTCCCACACCGCCTTGTAGCCGACACACGAGTGGGCCTGGACCCACTCCGCAGCACGGAAATCCATGTCCTCGAAGTCATGCGTCTGTTTAACGTACTCGAGAACTTTGTTCGCAACTTCTGCCTTCGCCTGGTCGATACCTGGTTCAGCGGGCCAGCAGAATACCCACGGCGCATCTTCCAAGATGCGCGACGACCAGGTCAGCGACAGATTCCGCAGCAGGTTGCGTGACGTCTTCGGAACCTGCTCTGGCCAGTCCTCGGTGTCGACCACGTTCCATGCCGAGTCGATGTCGAGGAACTGCTCGCCGAGAATCATTCTCTCGTTGTAAATCGAACGAGCAAGATTTCGCTGCGACCTGTCGTCATGAGTGTCAACACACTCACGCACCAGCTGCGACACCGTGAGGACATCACCTGCGTCCTCAACCCATACATTGGGCAGCTCGATGTCGTCGCTCGGATCGATCTTAACCGGCACGGGGGGCTCCGACGGAATCTGCCGTCAGTTCTACAAGACCTAGACCCGCACGTTCTAGCGCCGGCAGTAGACAATCGATCACGTAGTGTCTCGACGAACCGCCGACGGATAAAAACTCTTGGTCCGCTTCTCTCACTACGGCCGTCAGCTGGCGGATTTCATCGTCTTTCGTCACATCCCACCTCGGTACTGCGGCTTCGCTTGCGGAAGCACGTTGTCGACCTGCTCGCCCGTCTCTTCATCCGCAGGAGCCTCAAACTCCATGTCGGAGTTTGTCTTCTCGAAAGACTCTTTCGGTCCTTGAAACCGACATTGAGGACACTGCATCTCCTCCATAGGAGCCTGGACGTCCTGAGACGGGGATTCGTCGCGGCTCATCGCCTGCATCAAGGCCCGCTGCTGCAGCATGGGGTCGTCGTTCATCAACCACCTCGACGGAGAAGTTGGAGCAGCGCTTGACGCTCGAGCGCACGTTGTCGCGCCGGGTCTTCTTGCTCGTCAGCGAAACCGTCTGTAACCGAGCCGGCGAAACCCCCCGCGGCTTGGCCTACCTGACCGCCGATCTGAGCGCCCATCGGGCCGCCAAGAGCAGCTCCACCAATAGCGCCTGCGATAGGCAGCGCAGCTCGGTAGTAGTTGCCTACCATGCGGGGTATCGCGCCCCGCGCCTGCGCATCTGCATCCGCCTGAGGCGTCTCACGCAGCCGTTGATAGCTCGGTCGCGGCATAGACGAGGCAAATCTGTTCGTCTGCATGGCCGGACCGTAGCATGAAGCGGCCCAACCAGACAACTACCACTTGCCTTTACGCTTTCCAAGTCGGCCCTGCAACGTGAACACGTTTTTGGCCCGCTCTGTAGACGGAGCCACGTAAGGATGCGAGTGTACGTAACGATAGGCAAATCCAATGGCCATCGCGAGATCCTTCGGACCCTCAAACTTGCCCTTCTTGGTCACCAGCTTCTCGGCTTCCTCCCGCAGCTCGAGGCTGCCGGTCAGCCTCGCCTCTTCAATCCGTTGTCGGACCAACTGCATGCCCTCGTAACGGTTGGAGTCGGTTGTGTTCTGCTCAATGACCGACACGCCGAGCGACCTCAGGGACTGCACCGCGGCTCGACCGATACCGTTGGCTTCGACCACGACTTTTGGCGAAGGTCCCTCCTTGTCAGCCTCGAGTTCCCAATACGATTTGTCATTCGGGGTGTACAAAGCGACGACCTGTCGAACCAGATGGGCCATCTGGTCGATGGTCGCCTCAGCGTTTTTCCACGATGCGACAAGAGACCAATCACGACGATCGACCAGAGCAAAAGCAGAGCTGTCACGACCAAGACCACCTCCTGTGTCCACCCCCATCACCAGTTGTCGTGAGACCTGCTCTGGGGTTTTGTACAAATGTACGCCCGACTTCATCGTGAAGGGCGCCACTTCGGGAAGAGTGCGAAACCATGCCCCATCAAACGAGACGAACTCCCCTTCCGTGTACGCCCTAATCTCCTCCGGTGTGTAGCGGTCCAAGAGTCCGGAAAGGTACTCAGGCGGTAAGAAGAAGTTGTCCTTGGTCTTGGCTCGGATGACGTGCACATTCGGGTCTTTTGACAGCTCAAAGAACCAGTTCAGACCCTCGGGGGTTCCCGCCAGCGCGAGTTGGCGTCGACGAGCCTTGGGGTCCCGAACACGCGCCAACACCCGCTTGAAGACCTCTTCAGACTGAAGGGCAGGCTCGTCGATGAGCGCAAAACCGAGGTTCGCGCCCACAATCCGCTCAGGTTGGTCCCCCGAGCGGAACAAAATCTCGAACTTGTCCGCGATCGTCAGGACGTGGTTGTTGTTCTGGTACTTGTACGGGATGCCAAGGTCGCCCAAAACCTCCTTAAAGGAGGGAATAGAGGCATCGCTGCTAATGACATAGGTGGGAGAAACATACATCCCGGTACAGGGGGCGTTTTCAATCCCAAGTAGGATAGTCTTGTAAACAGCGGCTCGGGTTTTCCCCGAGCCGTACCCGCCAACGAACAGAACCACGGGCGAAGTCGACTCAATGAACTCCCGCTGAGCCTTCAGTAGCACCATGTCCGGCAATCAGTCCGCCTTGTCTTCATCGGTCGATGACTCAGTCTTCGACCCAAGAAGAGTAGAACCGTCGGCGTCGACCAGCTTGATTTCGATATTCGCGCCACCGAACGCGGTTCGGGCCACCGCGTCATCGTACACCCGTCGGTTCACGGACTTGAGCAAGAACTGAAGCATGGACGCGTCACCCGCCATTGCGCGTCCCATCGCCTTGTCCGTCAGCAGGTCTTCCATCAGCTGGTTGAGCTGCTTCGCGAAGCCCTTGTCATTTCGCTTCCACTGATTGACGGAGTCGAACGGCACATCGACCGCAGCGGCAGCAGCACGGACCGTGCCGTGCTCTCCGAGAGCCCGGAGAAACCGCTCTTTGGGGGCCTTTTCCGGACGGGATTGGAGGGAAAGCTGGGTGAACATCCAGGTAGTAAGCCACAAGGGCTACGCGTGTGTCAAGTCGGTCGTCAATCTCATCGGTTGGTCCCTACAGGAGCCTTAGGGAAGGGCGCCGCAGCACGCGAAACACCTCGAACTACGCGGGAAACATAAGGACAGTTCGTACCAAACTTAGCCGCCACGTCCTGGCACGTCATGCCTTCAACTAGTACCAGTCTGCGCATCTCTGTGATGTCCTTGTCGGAGAATGCACAGGCTCTCTTACGCTTCTCAATCGGTGAGAGAGCGTATATTTCCTGCATATGATGGATGTTCACGCACTTAAGATTCTCGCACGTACGACGGAGAATGGAGCCTGGGTTTAACCGTCGGCCGTGTAGCTCCCACTGGATTCTAGCAAGACCTCGGTACTCCGAGGTCCCATCCTTCAGAGAAACTTTGATGCGAGGCTGGCCATCGGCGTGATAGCTACCAACCCATTCCATACACCCGGTCATCTTATCTTTGGGTAGGGTAAGTTCCGCCACGCGGCGCTTGAGTGATTTGAGGGTGGGGCTCACGGGAGCACCAACTTTGGGGCCCGTATCGTCCAGGCAATCGCGGTCAGGGTCGCCGTCACTTCAGCTCGCACCTCCGGGTGGATTTCGAAATCCTTATTATGGTTGGGGTCTGTGAACAGTTCCGGCCGAGTCTTTACGAGGAAACTCTCCAACTCCTGGCGGAGAGAAAAGTCTGCGTCTGGAAGGAGCCTGCGAATGGTGTCGAACAGAAGCTCGCCTGGTGCTGGCGGAGGAATGCCCGCCTCCATCACCTCGGGTTCGGGCGGCAGTTCTTTGGCCAGGGCCAGCAGGCGTGCGGAGACTAGGTTCGGGTCCGTTTCAAGGATTTGGTGACATTGCTCCTGCTCATCCCACGGGAACATGGTTCGTCGGTCGTCCCGACAACGCACGACCAGGCGCGTTTTCGCCTTCTGGGATAACTGTGGAAACAGCTGGCCGATTAACCTCTCCAACGAGGGGCGTCTCCGAGAAGGTTTGGTGGCGGGTATTTGTTCCGGAACAGGCCGCGGTGTTACGGAACGCGGCCGGGGCGAGATGAGTTCCGGAACGGCCATAGGTTCCTTTTGTTCCGGAACGTTCGGTGCCTCATTTCTCTGTTCCGGAACGACAGGTTCCGGAACAGAAGGTGCCTGTTCCGTACGATGTTCCGGAACGACAGGTTCGGTTACGGTCCTGTTTCTGTAGTGCCGGGTCTTGCAGACGTCGGAACAGAAGAGACGACGGACCGTCTTAGGGGTGAAGGGCAGCTGGCAGGCGGGGCAGGGACGTTCGGTTTCCATGGACGTACGGTACGGTCGGAACAGTACGGTGTCAAGTTAGAATCTGTACCGTACGGGCGTTGGGTAACACGTTCCGGAACAGGTAGTGTAGGGGGGTAGGAGCGCTACCTACACGTAAAAGAGCTTTGGTCGATCGAGACATGCACCCCCCGTGCCGCCCCGGGGCCCCACGTCGTGCCCTATGGGGGTTGGCACGGTCTTTGGGGCTGCGCTCGAGCATCGCCCAAACTCCATGCCACTACATTCCCGCATCGGCTACTTGACCTAGCGCTAAGCCCCTGCTACACTCTCCCTATGCACACGCACATCACTACCCCCGTCGTCGCCCTCCTTCCGGACGAAGACGTATGGTCCGACGTCACCATCGAGACCCAAACCTTCCCGGCCATGGCCGTGGCCGCGCGTGGCCGCGCGCATGCGGACGCCATCATCGCCAGGGTCGACGCACTGCGGGCCAACGGATTGACCTTCTGTGACGCGATGCGCATCGCGTCAGGCGAAGACTGACCCTACGCCCGTACCGTACGCCCACCGGTCCGTACCGTACGCCCTCCCGGGGTCGCCCTCGACTGTTTGGTGGCGTTAGGACGCCGTCCGTACCGTACGGGTGTAGGTGTTGCACCAAAACTGCAATCGAATTTCACTCCCGGAACAAGCGTGCGGTTATTCCGGTTTGGGGGCGTCCTGACGCCGCGCGTTCCGGAACGGGGTGATCTGACATTATGTAATCAAAACGGCCCGCTCTCCAGCCTGTTTTGGGCGCGGGTTCCCGTCCCCCCTCTATAAGGGGGGACGGGACCCGCCCCACCAGCTGGCTCACTTCGAGCGGGCATCACAGACGACATCCGAACGCCATCAAAAAACGAAACTTTCCCGCCGCAGCCGCGATAATCTCTCCGCCGTAGTCCGGGACACCCCCCAAACATCCTGGGAAAAAATCCCTCCAAAACCCCCAGTTCCCATGCGGACCTAAAAATGCTCGCTCAACTACTCCCCTCAGCCAAGCTGGTGCTCGAAGGCACCTTGACCCCACCTACAGCCGCCACAGACCTCCGCCTCATTGAGGCAGTCGGCCGAGCTGGCGCCCGTGCATACCTGCACTCGCCTACAATGATGGCTCTATACCTACCTAGCAGCCCGCCTCAGGCGATCCTGATGATGCCCCATGTCCACATTCATCAGCTCGGGGATAAAGAGTGCACACTCCTCGTCCCTGTGGCGTCCGCTCGTGCTCCGCTCAAATCCATCGGAGTAATGGTCAACGGGTACGACCCAGATCTCCGCTGACCCTGGCGCAACTATCGGCCCACGCAACCGATAACCCAAGTGAACGCTCTGCCACAATGAGGTACTAAGTGAGGGAAGTACAAAAGTATGCAGGCTTTTTGTTTTCGCGTGATCAGAACGAAGCCCCTTCATTCGAGTGCGGCATCGATCGATTCATAGAAAACATCAAATACGCGGAAGTCCGTAATCGAGGGATTACTATTGCGGCGGTGGCGTTGCTTCAATCCTACGCGAAGTGCACGTCAATCGAGTCAGAGCGTGAGTACATCCTGCGTGAGATTGCGGGACTGGGGCGCGACGCATGAGCCTCAAGCACCGCATCGTCAAGCTGACCGGTACCCGAGTACCGTCGTCGCAGACGCACTACGATACCCTCGACGAGGCCATCATGGCGCTGTCCGACATGCTGAACGGTGCGCTGATCCACACGTCGGCCGGAATCAGCACCGTGTTTGCCGACCCTGACGAAGATAAGTGCAGCGCCTACCCGTGCACGGCCGGGTGGGAGATCATTGAGGAACGCGTCTTCGACGGCGAAGACTAGGCCACTCCCGAACCGCTTCGCGGTTCGGTACCTTTCCCTTACCGGGGCTACATGACCAACAAACAACGCATTGGGCCTCGCATGGCCGAGGCAGTGGAATACGTCCGCCAGCACCCTGGCTGCTCGATCGCGCCCGCGGCGCGCGCTATCGGGCCGTACGGGTCGACCATGTACGGCTACCGGGCGGTGCACCGGGCCATCAAAGCTGGCCTGATCTCTGCGGTGCGAACCGCCAACAAGTACGTCCTTACCATACCGGAGTCGTCATGCGATCTGATGTGAGACAATACCTCGAGACGGCGCTTTGGTCGTCAACGCACTTCGCCGATCAGCAAGATCACCGCGGGACATCGTTTGATGATCTGTACGATGTGTCGGATTTTGACGACGCGCAGGTCAAATCCGTGGAACAGACGCTTGACGATTTTCACGCCTATGTCGCAGAGACTCTCGGCGATGTGCTCGACGCGTTCGACGATACAGACATCGCACACGACCTGTGGCTCTCCCGCAATGGCCACGGCGCCGGTTTCTTTGACGGAGATTACGGTGAGCACGGTGATGCTCTGCAAGCGGCCGCTAAGACGTTCGGCAGTTGCGATCTTTATGTCGGTGACGATGGAAGGATGTATTTCACATGATGCGAACGGCCTGTCGCGGCTACAAAAACCTCCAAACCGCCTCCTTTGCGTCCTACATCGAAAACGATGCGGCGACTTGGGATGAGATCCAAAAGGTTCTCGCGGGTCTGCTCCAAGCGGCCCCAGACGAGAGGGGCATGGTCAAATGCCTGACCGAGCACCTTAAAGCAATGCACGCCTGTTGGCTTGACGAAGCCACACTCGCGATAAGTGCCGCGAGTAAGGGTACATCAGCCGCGGGATGGCTCGGTCTGTCGTTCGCGGAGGATAAGCTTTTTGATGTTATGTCAGCCATCGATGTCTCTGAATGCGCAGAGACGTGGGTGGCTAGCTATCTGTACAACTTGGAGGTGGTTAGTGATTCTGAGTGACCGATTCTGGAACTGCATGCGAAATACACCCCGCGCCAAGACCCACGCCCAAGCAGATGCCGGGCTGGCGACGCTGATTGCCGAAGTCTACTCACGCGAGGGCTCCTGGCCCGCGGAGCTGGCGTTCATCACAGAGCCGTCGCTGCCGAACCACGGCCGCATGCTGCGGTTCCTGGATTGCGGCCCGACGACCCCTGACCGACCGTGCGCCGGGGATACGTTTTGATCTTCGCGGCGTTCCTCGGCATCGGCTGCTACATTGTGCATTGGGTCATTCAGACCTACCACTCACACCTTTCAGACTTGGGTGGATGAGTGCCTTGTTTTCCCAAGTCTCGCC